AGGGCACACGAGGCCCCCGTCGGGGGGGCCTCGTGTGCAGTATTACCTAAGACCTAGTGTGCATGTGCACAATAGTATAAGAGCTAACCAATAGCCAATTAGATGCCCCAGACGCCCGATTGATCCAAAGTTGCCGCAATCGTGTTGTCGGCAAAAAAAAAGAGATTTGGATCATATGCCAAATGCCGAGAGATCTAGAGGTTGGTGCTTTACGCTCAACAACCCCCTGCCAGAAGATGAAGCTAAAATTCATGCATTGTGCGTTCTGCCCCACTGCACCTATGTTATCACCGGTCAGGAAGTGGGTGCCAACGGAACCCCCCACCTACAGGGATATGTACAATGTGTTAATGCAAGAACTCTTGCAGGTATCAAAGGACTGCTGGGTCCTCGTGTTCATGCCGAAATCCGTCGGGGTACCATTGATCAAGCCGTCACTTATTGTAAGAAGGATGGCGTTTATAAGGAAACAGGAACTCCACCGAAAACAAACAAAGAAAAGGGTATTATGGAACGGGATAGATGGGCCCGGATTCTTGAAAATAGCAAGAAAGCTAGATTTGACCTCATAGAAGGAGAAGAGCCCCAAGTATACATGAGATACTATCGGACTATTCAGAACATTGCTAAGGACCACATGCCAGATATGGACGACTTAGATGAACCCAGTGCATACTGGTACTATGGAGCTCCAGGCACGGGAAAAAGCCATACCGCAAGGGAACGTTTTCCGAATGCATATCTAAAGAACGCTAATAAGTGGTGGGATGGTTATCAAGGAGAAGATTATGTAATCATCGATGAAATCGAAAAAGATGCCAAATACCTTGGCCACTTTCTCAAATTATGGGGCGACCGATATTGTTTCATAGCCGAAATTAAGGGAGGAGCTAAGAAGATCCGCCCTAAGACAATAGTTGTAACGAGTAACTATTCAATCGAGGAAATCTTCTATGAAGACCCGATGCTAGCCAAAGCTATCAGCCGTAGATTCAGGAGCATACACTTCAGCTCTGTTTACGCTTTATAAAAATTTTATTTAGAAACGCGCTCGTTTGCCACCCTGGTAGATTGAGTAAACCACTCGTTTTCTCTTAGTAGAACCCCCATACCTTTTCTTATATCGTCGTCTACCGTATCCTCTCTTGCGCCTAAACCTTGAAGCTCTCTTCTTAAATCTTCTAGTATATCGTCTGTAATTTGCCATTGTTGTGAAAGGCCTAGTTTCATAAATGATTTCAAATCATATGTCTAAATATGCCGATTGGCAAAGATGGATCACATCCACCGAGTATTGCGGACCTTTATCGAAAAATTCAAAACCGCCGAAGACGGAAATCGACAGGATATGTGCGGCGCACGATAACTCGTATGCGCAGGTGCCTGGGAGCTACTATAGATGGACTCCAGGAGATGCTATTTTTTTACGTAGGCTCCAGGAGGCACGCCCGGCCAACCGACGCGAGTTCTTTACCCGAATCACGGCCATACGTTTATTTAAACTCAAGAGGGCCTCTACCAGACCCTTCAGCGAGCGTGAGCTCGCCGAGTATGATCAAGCGATTAAGAGCCACATTTCGGAAGGTGCGGAGATCGTAGAATCCGGACAAGTCCCACGTTCTATGGAAGAAAAGTTCCAAGGATTTGATACATGGAAAGTAATAAAGAAACGCCGGGATCCTATCGGCGGATCGTTACCGATATACGGTCCTGAAAGTGTTAACGATTCTTTACGGAAAGTCAGTTCATTAGGAAATATGCCGTATGATATGCACCAGTTGGCTTCTACTGCTGTTGTTACAGGTGGTAAGCATCACCATTATAATCAAGGTCAGGATGGTTCATCGAATTATAGGGAAATGCAAAAGGCGTTCAAGACGGGCTCGACGGGCCCTTGGAAGAAGTATAGACAATTTGGAGGATTTGCTATCAAGGGTCAGCAACAAAATTGTTACTGGAAGGCGGATAATTATGGGTTAAAAGCGGATTTAGAGACAATATATGATATGATGGTTGTAGCTTCCCCTAACCCAACTACAGGAAATACCGAAGAGCACACCATTAGTGCGGCATCCCAGGGTATTAAGACGAATGGTATTATATGGAATACGGAAGTACATTATGAGATTATGAATAACGAGAACAGAGTTTGTAAGTTGCATATGTTTCAGTGTTCTCCAAGAGAGGATATAACAAGAACCCCGTTAGAGTCCATCGGCCTCGGCCTAGATTTGTTGTATGACGCAAGTAACGCCGCATCATCAGGAAAGGAATACGAGCCGTTTGTAATGCCATGGCATTCATCAACGTTTAACCAGCAATGGAAAATTGTAAAACATGTGAGCACCATGTTATCGCCCGGACAAATTACGCGCTGGCAAGTGAAGACCCCTAACCGTTTTTACAGACACGAAAAATCAGAAAACAAGGAAGAAAATACAGGAGACCAATATCTTTCAGACCAGACAATGTCGATATTGTTTCGCATTGAGGGAACCCCAGCCCATTATGCATCAGACGGTAATCAAGTGTTAATAAGTGATAGCCAGGTAGATGTTATCTGGAAAGAGAATATGCAATTCTGTCACGTCGATATGACCGAAATTGACAGACATTACTATCTTGACAACGGTGTTGCTCCAGCCGCGGCTGAGCAGACTATGGAAGACGCCGATAACGAAGGTGGATTCACTGGAGTAGCTTAATAAAATTTATTGATTCATTCTTTCTTGACACTCTAAACAATATAATTCATCCTCATCCAAAGGTCCACGACCCTCCCTAGTCTCAAATCTCTCAATAGCATCCACAAAAGTAGCCACGTCATCACCATCGATATCATCATCACTCAAAGAAATATCAACCAAAGGTAAAAAGTTGAACTCAGACATTTTTGGAATGATCTTCCAAAAGTAGTACAAAAAAAGCAATCTAAAATTATGTGGTGCCCCTCTAATATTAAAATAGTATAAGGCTAACAAAATGCCGAACTTATCCGATTCACCAAAATTTCGGCATTCATGTTCCGATAGAACATTCTATAGGATCTATGGGATCCATGAGTATCTAGAACCTTCTAGACACATTGGGAAAAGGGGTGGCCCGGAGGGGAAAAACCCTTTAACTGAGCGGTCGAGGGACCCCCCTAAAATAAGCGGGGGACCCGCGGAGCCGAAGGCGAAGGCCACAAACATTTCTCCAAACTACCAGGTCTTAGGGCACACGAGGCCCCCGTCGGGGGGGCCTCGTGTGCAGTATTACCTAAGACCTAGTGTGCATGTGCACAATAGT